TAATCACCCTAATCATTATGGTGGTGAAGATAATCAATACGAAGCCATAAAAGTTATTGAGGCTTGGGATTTAGATTTTCATATTGGTAATACGGTAAAATATATTTCAAGAGCGGGAAAAAAAGGGGCAGACAAAGAACTTCAAGACCTAAAGAAAGCCTTATGGTATCTTGAAAGAAAAATTAAAAACTTAGAAGATAATGTTAGTTGATATTCACGAAAAGGCTGAAGGAGCCATATTATTAGATGGTCTCGAAGGAGCAATTATAGGTATTACCGAAGAGTTTGGTAATGGACCAAGAATATTATATTCCAAAGAAAAGATATTATCAATTCTAATGGAAAGAGATGGAATGGATAGTTTGGAAGCCGAAGAGTTCTATTACTATAACATAGTTGGTCTATACGCAGGAGAACAAAACGCAATATTTTTAGACCTTCCAATTAATATGATTAAAAATAACGACGAGTGGGAATACCACGAAAATTAAAAGATATGATAGAAACAGGAAAAATTATAAACGGAGATTGTAGAGAAGAAATGGGAAAACTTCCTGAAGGTTCCGTAGACTTAATCGTAACATCACCACCATACAATTGTAATATCAACTACGATACACATCAAGATGATATGACAATGGAGAATTATTGGGTATTCACTGAAGAGTGGTTAACTCAAGCCTTACGTGTATTAAAAGATGATGGTAGAATCGCAGTAAACATTCCATATGAAACCAATACACAAGAAAGAGGTGGACGAGTTTTATTTATGGCAGAGTTTTGGGGAGTTATGAAAAAGGTTGGATTTAAATTCTTTGGGGTTGTTGACCTTGAAGAAAGTTCACCACATAGAAGCAAGACCACAGCTTGGGGTTCTTGGATGTCACCATCAGCACCATACATTTATAATCCAAAAGAGTGTGTAGTTCTTGCTTATAAGAAAAACCACATTAAAAAGATTAAAGGTGAACCTGAATGGGTTGGTGTTATTGATAATGTGGAACAAGAGGATGGTACATTTAAAAAGAAAGTATTATATCCTGAAGAATCAAAAAGAGAATTTATGGATTTAGTTTTTGGACAATGGAATTATTTTGCCGACACAAAACAAATGACTAAAGCAACATTCTCTATGGACATTCCGACTAAGGCAATCAAAATCCTTACATATAAGAATGATGTAGTTCTTGACCCATTCTGTGGTAGTGGAACAAGTATGGTTGCCGCAGAGACTTTAGATAGAAAATGGTTAGGAGTGGAACTTTCTCAAAACTATACGGAAGTTGCCAAAAAAAGAGTTCAAGGTTTTGTTGACCAAAAGAAACAATTAAAATTAGAAATAAAAGATATTGTAACAGTATAACATTAAATAAAGGGTCGTAAGACCCTTTTTTATTTAACAATACCAAGTTTAAGTAATATTATTGAAACAAAACCAATTCCAATTATTTTTAATAATGTTTTAATTTCCACCGAATATAGTTTATACATCTTTTTCATAATTTTGTGTGATTTTAACAAAGATACGATTTTATATGGTGTTAACAAAATAAATAAGATTTTTTTTTCTTTTAACAGGTATTTATAAATAAAAATCAAATGCCGTCAATAATTTTAACAGAAAGACAATTAGACATAATAACTAGTGAAGTTTTAAATGAAAAAGAAACACTAAACGAATCTTTGTTTAGTTTTGAAAACATTTTAATGGCTGCGGGATTTGTTCCTGTAATTGGTGAAGTTGCTGACATAGCTTTAATATGTTATTATCTATATAAAGGTGAAAAATTATATGCTGCGTTAATGTTAATTGCTTTAATCCCAACTGTTGGAGATTTTATTGCTAAACCAATTATTAGATTATTCAAAGGGAGTAAAGAAGCCTCTACAGCTATGAAAGCTGGAGGTAAAACATTAACGGACTATTTGGCAAAAAATCCTCAGATAGCTAAAAAGTATAGTAGTTTAGCTGGGTATGTTAAAGCACCTGTGGTTGAAAAAACAGTTCAAAGTATAAGTAAAGTAAATTCTAGTTTAGGTTCAAAATTAAGTGAGGGGTTAAATATGATTGCTGGTGGTAGTAAAGCTGTTTCAGGAATAAAGGCTGGGAGTAAAGAAGTTATATCTGGTGGTTTATTTAAAACAGGGTTAAAAGATTATTATCAAAAACAAACATTGTCAAAATACTTTGCAAAAAATAATGTTATACCTGAAAAAGGTATCAAAAAATGGTGGATAAATGTTAGTGCTAGACAAGATAGAAGAAATTCTTTTAGAAAATTTATTGGCGCTAATAATTTATTAGCATATTTTGGTATACCATCTTTAACAACTTTTGAAAGAAAAATGTCTGAAGACGAAGAATTCAGAAAAAAAATTGCCGAAGACCCAAAAACTAGTGATTATATTGCTCAAAATTATGAAAAAGAAGACACGGTTGTAAATCAAAATAATTCATCACAACAACAAACATCACAAAATAATTCAAACTCATCACAAGGAAGTGACCAAATCCAAAACTTTTTATCTAAAACTTTTGGAAAAGGATTAAACGATGCATTATCATTTAACTAAAAAAAATATGAAAAAACAAATTAGTGAAGAAATAAGTTCAATGAAGTTTTTATTGAACTATAAAAGAGGAGTTGTTATCTCTGAACAAGCCGCAGCGGTTAACGCCCCTAAATCTTTAACAGGAGATGTTGCTCTTGATAATATTATACAAGCATTAAAGATTGGTGTTGGTTTACCTGGAGGTGAATTGGGGACTAATGAAGAAAAATTGATAGAAGGTTTATCATTAATAAAAGATAAACAGACTTACGATAAAGTTAATGCGTATTTAACAAAAACCCCTTATAACGGTTATAAATCCGTTGTTGAAATGTTAAATGGTGAATTAGATGGAGATAATTTATCAATAGCGGTTCAGGCAAAAGAATATTTAAAAAAGATTGGACTTGTTTTATCTTATAGTGTTAGAGACGATAAATATAATAAAAATACTAAATATTTAACACCAAATACTTTTAAAATTGGTGTTAGCTCTTCTCCTGAAACTAATACTACGTCACCAAAAAATACACCTCAAATAAATACTACACCTGATTGGTCAAAATATCCTTGTGTACCTAAACATCCAAATGCTAAAAAAGGTAAAACAGCCAAAGGTTCTGAATATTATCAAATAAATAATTACTATTATTATGATAATGGTAGAAAATATGAGATATCAACCAAAAAGATTATTAATTACACTTGTAATGACCCTGAATTTAAAGCGAATGTTTCTACGGTAGGTAATAAAGTTAACCAAAAAACTCCAATTCCAACCGAATTAAAAAATATTGAAGGTGTTAAGTTATTTCAAGATTGGTTAGATGTAAATGCTCAAGGTTGGGCGAAAGATTTTGCTAATGGTATTTTAAATAAGAGTGCTGGTTATGGTAATTTTGGTCCAAGAACTCAAAAAGCTTGGAATACTTATGGTCGTAGATTTTTATCAAAAGATATGGGGGAAATTAAACCAATGGAAATGAAACCAATCACACAAATTCCAAAAGAACCAATTACAAATGTACCATTACAATCGGCTCAAAATCCTGTACCTACGGTAAATCGAGGAGTAAATCAACTTAAACCACAATAATTATGAAAGAAGAATTAATATTAAAATTAGTACAAATACAAAACCAATTTAGATTCCTTCATTGGACTACTTTTGGAGATGCAAAACATAGAGCTTACGGTGCTTTTTACGAGAGTTTAGATGACCTTATTGATACTTTTACTGAGGCTCTTATGGGTAAATATGGTAGACCTGAGTTTCAACCTGAGTTTGCTATTATGTTTCAAAATATTGAAACTATTAATATGCAAGAGTTTTTAGATGGTATTACTGAATTCTTAGTTTCAATGACTGATGTTTTAGATTCCAAATACGACACTGACTTATTAAACATCAGAGATGAAATTTTAAGTGAGACAAATAAATTAAAATACTTATTAACATTAAAGTATTAATATGTCAAAGAAAATTATAAAATTAACTGAAAATGATTTAACAAATATTGTTAAAAGAGTTATTGCGGAACAAAGTCAAATGAGTGGACAAGAAGTATTTGAACTTCAAAATGCTCTTAATAGTTATTTTAAAATGAAAAACATTAGGGCTGGTGGTAAAGTATTTCAAATTCCTGTGGATTCTAAATGGGGAAGTCTAACATCTAAAGCTGTTGAGATATTTCAAAAATTTGAAAAAATTAACCCAGATGGAAAACCTGGACCACAAACATATAATGCTTTACATAAGTTAGGATTGGACCAAGATATAATTGACAAAGCATTAACTTTTATTGGTAAATTATTCTAACTAAATAATAGGTGAAAAGAATACTAAAAGAATCGGGATTAAGAGAGATTAATGCTCTTGCTAAAAGATATCCAAAGGCTGAAATTTATTTCCATCAAGATTTGGATGGTGTTACTACTGCTATAGCAATGAAGAAATACCTTGAAGATAATGGTATTAAAGTTGTTGGTAGTCATATCATACAATATGGTGATAAGGAATTTGCTATTAAAAAGAATGATGCTAGTGGTGACGTTATGCCGGTTCTTGTAGATTTTGCTCACGGTAAACCGATGTTTGTTATTCATACTGACCATCACGATAGACAGGCAGGTGCTGAAGATACGAAATCAACATCATTTAGAGCATCTCGTTCAAATGTTGAAACAATATCTCAAGTAGTATCTCCAAAAGAATTATTCCCATCATCAGATATTTTATTAATCAGTACTGTTGATTCGGCTGATTTTGCCAAACACGATATTACACCTAAAGAAGTTGTTAATTATTTGTATAGATTTGATAAAGAAAAATCATTACAAAAAAATAAAATGTTATTAGGGTTTGTTATTAACAAATTATTATTGGCGTTTAAAAACAAAAAAGGATTTTTAGAAGGTTTAGTTATGGATTCTGAACCTTCATTACTTTCAATTTTAAATAATATTAAAGATTGGATGAAAAAATCAAATGCTGCTAAACCTGAAGAATTACAAAAAAATGCTGAAGACTATGCGGAAAAGATGAAAGATTTTCCAAGAGTTAATGATGGTATTATATTTCAATATGGTGGTGGTTCAATGTTTAAACCAGGTTCATATGATAGGTACACTGCGTTTAGAAATAATCCTGAAGCGGATTTCTTCATTATGGCTTGGCCAATGGGATTGGTTCAAGCATCTTGTAATCCTTTCAACAAAGAAAGAGAATTAAAAGGTGTTAACTTAGGTGATATTGCACAAGAAGTTATTGGTAAATGGGAAACACAATTAAAAGATAAAACAATTCCATTATCAACTATTAAGTGGGTTAGTGAGACCAGTGTTGGACCTGAGAGTGTTGGATTTACTTTTAAAGACTTTAAGGCACTATATGGTGATAAGTTTACAACTATGGAAAATGGTGATAGAGTTTTAAATCATATTCAAGATATGATGGAAACTCCTTTTACTGATTTATCTGAGGAACATAAAGAGATGTTAGATAAAATTGGAATTAATGCTTGGGATTTAATTCAAGCCAATTCAGGTGGACATAAATGTATTACAAACATATCTGGTTTAAATTATCTTGGAAGAGGTAAAAGACCTCCTTCAGGACAATATAAATATGATTCTAATGCTGAGGATTCTCCGATGGTTAAGTTCATTAAAATGGTTGCCGTGGAGTTTGAGAAGGTTTTAAAACAAAAGATTACAGAATCAAAATAAATATTCAACCGTATCACCAGGTTCAATACTTAGTTCTTCACAAGAACCACCTTCAAGTTCCAAA